AGGTGGTTTAACAAAGTGGTTCAAAGAAAAGTGGGTAGATATAGGCCGTCCTAAAAAGAAAGGAAAATATCAACCTTGTGGTAGAGGAAAAGCAAAAACCTCCCGAAGAGGCTATCCTAAATGCGTACCTTTAGCTCGTGCTAGAACTATGAGCAAGGCTCAAAAGAAATCTGCTGTTCGAAGAAAAAGAGCAGTAAGTCAAGGAGTCGGAGGCAGACCAACAAATGTTCGAACAATCGCAAAAAGAGGAAGGAAAAGAACTAAGAGATAAAGAACGTCAATTTGTTGACTGGGCTTTACAACGAATTTCTCAAGGCAAACTTCGACAAAATTATTATAAATTATTAAAACAATTCGAGGAAGAAAATGGTAGAATGGTTAAAAATTAAATGGACACAGTTTGTGAACATTGTCTCAGGAGCAGACAAAAACTGGGACGGTCAAGTGGATATTAAAGATAAATTAATAGAAGCGGAACAAAAAGCTAAAAGCTAAAATATCTTAGCTAAGTCAGATAAGGACTAGCATGGACAGACGAGAAACTGCAAACGAAATCTTACAAATAGTAAGAATGTCGCTTAAATTCAAAAAAGCTATAGAACAAAGACTAGCGTGGAGTAGAGAACTTCGTAGCTTATTAAATTTACCACGCACTAAAGGTAACGAAGAATTATTAAAAACTCATTTTAAAAATGGGACGGAACAGGGATAACCTGTTTAGGAAAACAAAATGGCAAGACAAGGCGGATTTTTAAGTGGACCAAGTATTCACGGTACATCTAAATTAAGAAAGCATGTATTAAAAAGAGGTGTCACTAGAGACATGAACGCAGCTGCAGGAAACTTTGTAAACACAAAGAGTCCTATGTCCACTGCAGGTGGATTCTACGGAGCTGCACCGAAAGCAGTCGGACCAAGATTCGGCAAAACAGTCAACCCTAAAAGGGCTAGATTTAGTAAAAAAGGTGCAAGTCGAATATTACGTAGAAGATAAATATTATTCATAAAGACTTTCATGATTTAATGAAAGCAGGACGACTAAATAGAGTCGTGGACATGTTTTACAATGGCACTAACAAAAAGCGAAAAAGCAAGACTAAAAAGGGCAGGACTAACAAGGTTAAATAAACCAAAAACAACTCCCAAGCACCGAACTAAAAAAGCAGTCGTTGCTACTCGCGTGGGTGGTAAAGTAAAAATTATTCGTTTTGGAGCGCAAGGCATGGGACATAATTACAGTCCTGAAGCCAGAAAAAGTTTTAAAGCGAGACACAGAAGAAATATTGCAAAAGGTAGATCTTCTGCAGCCTACTGGGCTGATAAAGTATTTTGGGCAGGAAAAGGTGGTTCTAAAAAGATGCCACCTAAATCCCAAAAATATGTTAGAGGAATTAAACGAAGGAAATAATGACAGTACCAAAAGTAATAGATAGAAGAGAAATATGGCTTGATGAAGTATCAATAGAAGCAATTAAAATTTTATCAAAATTACAAAATAGAAAAGTTAATGGTATAACTTTATCTAAAAAAGAGCAAGAAACTTGTGAACTAGCAAGTGGTTATCTGTATTTATTAAGACTCTGTAAAGAGTACGATATGTTTGATTCTGATGACCCATTTAATTTATTCAACAAAGAGACCCTACATTGATCGAAATAAGTCGTTCAGATATTGTATCTGACTATCTCATGGACTTAAGTCCTGAACAACGTTTTATAAAACTGCCGATAGAGGGGTATCTTGAACTATTAAATGTTGAGCCTAACAGTTCTCAGACTGCAATTATCAATGCAATCAACAATCCTAAATATCGTTTTGTCGTTTCAGCCGTATCTCGAAGGCAAGGCAAAACTTACATTAGTAATATTATTGGACAATTAACCTGTTTAGTACCGGGGTCACACGTATTACTTATGTCACCGAATTACTCACTATCTCAAATATCATTTGACTTACAGAGAAATCTCATCAAGCATTTTGATTTAGAGGTAACAAGAGATAACGCAAAAGACAAAGTTATTGAATTATCAAATGGCTCTACTATACGAATGGGTTCTATTAATCAAGTAGACTCTGTAGTTGGTAGAAGTTATGATCTGATTATATTTGATGAAGCAGCTCTAACAGATGGAAGGGATGCTTTCAATGTTGCACTTAGACCTACACTTGACAAAGAAAACTCAAAAGCAATCTTTATATCAACTCCTCGAGGCAGAAATAATTATTTCGCAGAATTTTATTATAGGGGTTGGTCAGAGGAGTTTTCAGAGTGGTGTAGTATAAAAGCAACTTACCACGAAAATCCTCGAGTATCTGAAGCAGATATTATAGAAGCTAAAAAGACTATGTCTGAAGCCGAGTTTAATCAGGAATACATGGCAGACTTTAATGTATTTGAAGGACAAATATGGAAGTTTAACCATGAGAAATGCACAGGAGACTTTTCAGAACTGGATATTAGTAATTTAGATGTTTTTGCAGGACTTGACGTAGGTTACAAAGATCCTACTGCTCTTTGTGTTATTGCATATGACTGGGATACTTCAACTTATTACTTAGTTGATGAATATTACAATTCTGAAAGAACAACAGAACAACACGCAGCAGAAATAAGAAAATTAATTGACAAATGGGATATAGATTATATCTACATTGATTCTGCCGCTCAACAAACAAGATACGATTTTGCACAAAACTATGATATTAGTACTATTAATGCAAAGAAATCAGTATTAGACGGAATAGGACATGTGGCGGGCATTGTAGATAACGATGGACTTATGGTCGATCAAAAATGCAAAGAAGCCCAAATGTGTTTAGATCAGTACCAGTGGGATCCAAACCCAAATTTAATGCGAGAAAAGCCAAAACACGACATGGCATCTCACATGGCTGATGCTTTACGATACGCACTCTATTCATTCGAAACCAATATCACCACATTCTAGTAAGACCTGTCAAAAACAGTTCTTGACATATGATGTGAGTTTTTGGTATAATTCTAATTAAGAGTAGAAATATGAAATTAAAAAGAGATTTAGTTAAATATGTGAGAGACAAGGCTAAATCACAGTATAAGAAATCAAATAATTGTTATATTTGTGGCGACACAGAACACTTAGACTTTCATCATTATTACGGATTAACCGAACTACTAGAAACTTGGTTAAAACAAAAAAAGATTATTATAGAGAAAGAGCAAGACATACTAGCACTTCGAGAATCCTTTATTGATGAAAACTATGATAAAGTGTACGATTATACTGTAACTCTCTGTCACAAGCATCATCTTAGATTACACTCAATATATGGTAAACGACCCAAATTGACTACTGCAGAGAAACAAAATAAATGGGTCGAGATTCAGAGAGAAAAACAACATGGCATGGTACGATAGACTATTAGGTAGAACTCCAGAAATTGAGGAAAAGCTCAACCCTGCCCAATATGTTATTTCTAGAAACGAAGGTCTAACAATAGATTCTCGTGAGATTGTTACTAACTATACAAATGCTTACGAACAATTAGAGATAGTAAACAGAGCAGTTAACATGATTGTTGATGATGTTGCTGAAATACCATATACTCTTGGAAATCAAACTCCTGGAGTTAATAATATTATTAAAAATATTAGAAGATCAAAAGTAGATATTTTAATTAATAGAGAACCAAACCCTTTTCAGGATATTAACTCTTTTAAAAGAAATCTTATTATAGATTTGATGTTAGATGGAAATATCTTTATATATTTTGATGGCGCTCATCTCTATCACTTACCAGCAAATAAAGTAAGAATAGAAAGTGATGAAAATACTTATATTGCAAAATATACTTATGAAAACAGTATAGATTATAGTCCTAATGAGATTATACATATAAAAGAAAACAGTTTTAACTCCATTTATAGAGGAGTTCCAAGATTAAAGCCAGCATTTAGAACTATGCAGCTTTTATCAAGTATGAGAAACTTTCAAGATAACTTCTTCAAAAACGGAGCAGTTCCAGGACTCGTACTAAAATCACCAAACACTCTTTCTGAGAAAATAAAAGAAAGAATGTTACAAGCATGGGTTGCAAGATATAACCCACAATCTGGAGGTCGTCGCCCA